CCGGCACCGCCGCTCACCTAGCCCGCTCTAAGTGAGACCACGAATCGGGTGCAACATTCGTAGGATTTCAAGATTTCGAGGTACTCCCGCTCCGGTTTCAACAACCAGGTCGGGTCCTCAGCCTTGTAATTCAAGGAATAAGTATTATAATAGTCTTTCCAAACCTCGGGTACGAGATCTAAAAAGGGGACAGAGTGCTTGCCAAGGCTAAGCTCAGAAAACGATTTTTCACAAGCAATCTGTTTCGTTGGATGGATTCCATATAGTTTGTAAACAAGATCCCGGGTGTTAGAACCTATATCTTTTTCTGCCCAGTTCTTGAGACCTCGCATTGCCTCAAGGTAACGCTCCTTCTCCCAAAAATCCATGTTGCGGATTATTCGGTCCTCTATGTGAACATCAGAGGTGAGTTCTAGAATGCGTTTACCCAACGCACAAAGCATCGGGCAGCCATTGTATTGATAAACCAAAGAAAACCCACGGGCCCTCAATAGTTGCATCCTAGTAGAATAGTTTGCGTTGACATATCTCTTGTTGGTCCATCCAACTCGACACAGCACTTCCATTGGATCCGTAACGACAATCAAATCAGTCATGTCGTATACCTGGCCACAGAACGATGCTTCACTAAGATTCTCTGTAACACCAATTTTAATGGTGAACCCTAGATCAGCAAATTGTTTTGCAGTTGGAGCACAAGATCTAGGAGTGACTCTAAATAGTCCGTCATCGCCTTCAACAAATCCAGCCACATTAGTGGCTCCATTTTCGTGGGCTAGAAACAAAAATAAGATCAAATTACAGAACCCATTTGACAGAGAAGTATCCATTTCACCGGACATTCTACAGGCTTCTATTATAACGTTAACAAACTTAAATTGTAAAATGTTTCGCCCAGACATGACCTTCATATAGTTGGAAAGCCAGTCTTTTTGGTTTGTGTCAGACAACATATATTTAAATAGTTCGAACTGAATCATCTCCATGACCTCAGCAGTAAAATGCGCCTCGAAGGCTGTATAATCAGTGAAAATGTATTGTGCCCCTTCCTCAAACAAGGCATCACGAAGGACCATGGGCCGTTCCGCAACCGGGTGTTTTTTGATGAACATGGGGTGAGTAAAAACTCTATCACTGATAGCTTGAACGATAGGACCAAAGTAGCATTTTGCTGCGTCGATACGAGAATTAATAAGTCGCGGAAATTTATATTCCGGATAGGTTTCGTCCTTTATAAAGGACTTAATATTGGAGAATTTTTTGATGTTTGGTACTCTTCCAGCATTGTCCCAAACACGAAGGAGTTCGTCCTTCCTAGTTTTGCTATATGGAGTAGCATCGAGCCACTCCTCAAATGTAGGAATGTCTGCGTCAGTTAGCTTCTGCAGATTCCTCTTACACCATAAAGTGGTGAATCTTTTTAAACGCCGTTTCATTTCGCGATTGACTTTGGGCGGCTGATACCCAAAACGCTTAATAACACCCCCTACCAGACTGGGTGGGTGGCTAGGGCATGGACGTGGCGGAGTAGCTCCTGTAAAGCACAGAGGAAGGTCGCCTGATAGAACTGTTCTAGTAGCTTCATACTCGGTTTTACTGATTCTGGATGTTCCAATCTTCAAACTTTTCTTAGCCTTAGGAAGACCTGTCAAACCAACCTCATGGGGTCTATAGCCATACAAAAACTCACGTCCACTCTCTAGCGAGATCAAAAATCCGAGAGGGGTGTTGTGGCTGATCTGGCAGCCACGGTAGCAGCAAAGAGGGATGTGTCTCTAAGAGTAGACTGGCCCTCTGTAAATAGCCGCTGATAGTCCTCGGTATAAAGCGGCGAGGACTCCGCTATGCGCAAGACACGATCGACCGCTTGAGCAGAGGATCGCCATTGTGAATAAATGGTCTTGCGGTTAAGAAGTGTGGGCAATATGGGTTCCAACAAATTGATCCTGCGAAAAACCTGACCCGAGGCCCAATCGGGGTTTATATCAAACAATGCAGGACAGTCAAAATACAAAAATGCAGACTTGTTGAGTTGAAAAGAAGTACTAATTTCCACCTCTATTAGAGGTTGATAAGAAAAAAAAACGATGCTCCGGTCGCTGAGCAACGCTACTGTCAAAATCTGGTACAGCGCGGGTGTCAACCACGCCGTAACCCACCTTAAACAAAACAAGCCTAGTACGAACCATCAAGTGGTTGTACAATGTGTAAAAACTAACTAATAGATAGATAAATACAACGGTACCAACCGGGAGAGTATAACTCACGGTTGCATATACAAAGGCGCTTATGAAAATCACCTGTCCGGAACCAAAATAGGTCCCCCAAAAATTCTTGAAACGGTCTGCTGCATTTGCAACATTACCGTAAGTACCGTAAAATGCCAAATATACCATAGTGCAGATGACACCAGAAATAAAGTGGTAACCAACTAAGGTACCCTCAGAGTACTGGCGGTGTGTATTATTATATATATGATACAATTTGCCTAAATACTGAACGTCACCATAGAGGTGATGCTCAAAATTTACACCTAGGATTATAAAAAACAAAAACATAACAAACATTGGAACCATAGTGGCCCTGTAGGCCTGTGCGGTCAATACAAAATTGACCTTTCTAGTATGTACAGGTTCTATGTCTGTAACAACTACATCTGCTATACCACGCCCTCGCCTTAGTTGACTACTAGGGTGCAGCGCGGGTGGTGTGATGCCGGAGAACACCTCAAAAGGCCCCATGCTACTGGGGCTTAATGTAGAGGCTGGTAAAGCCGGCGCTAGTGATTCTATATATAGATGTGAATCCTCATGATTCACCACTAGATTGTTGGAGTCAAAGACTGGGTTATCGGAACCTTCCCGTTCTGCTGCTTCTAAAGCACGTTTGGCCTGCAGATGGGCTAACCTGGTCTTCTTGTCGTCTTCTTTAGCAGACAACAAGTGGATTCTAGCGGTATATTTAGCCACCACAGAATCCTTTTCGTCCTGAAGCTCTTTAAGCTTGGTACGGACGGCATCCAACTCCCCTTTTATCTTTTGTTCTTGATCAGCATAGGAGGATGCTACCTGATCTCTAGTTTTGGCATTCCGGGGTCCTCTTTGTCCCCGGCCACCACGACCCCTAGTGGGTTGTGATGCTTCATCTGGCTTAGTATTTAAAGCCGATGCACCCCCATTAACGGCAGGGGCCGTACTCGCAGTGGACTGCTTTCCCTGATGCTTTTCGCCCGCATCACTAACGGCGATACCCTTATCAGTTTGTCGCTGGAAACTGACTAACCTGGCTGGACTAGCTACCTCTTGTGAAGAAACAGATGCTTGTGGGTAATCCTCTAGGTAGGGCGCAAACCTACCTAGATTTGGTATGGGGAGGCCGAAGCGTCCCGTAGCTGGCGGAGCAAAGCTTGGAACCATGTTCAGTGGCCCAAACCTTCACCTTATCTAACTCCTTTATTGCCAACTCTATAGAACCCTCAATCCGATTGCTCTAACCCACTTCAGAAAGATTTACTCGTACTCTTACCCGAAGGCAGATGCTTACAAAACTCTCCTATCAGGCCGAATCGCTCATGAGACTATAGAGACCCTTCACACTATCTACCGTTCGTGTGGCAGGTTTTGGTGACAGTAGCTGCTGCAAGGTCATCTTGCTGTCACCGCAGATGTTTCGTGCGAACACCAACCAATCTGCTCACCCAATGTTCGGTTCCTAGGACCTTTATAGATTGGGGCACACCACCAGGTTGCCAGTGGAGTGGATAAAGC